GCGGATCTCTTGGTATTTGTTCATCAATATGCCCTGCATCTCTTTAACACCCTGTTGAAACAGTTGTGCTGAAATGCCAGCCGCTTCCATATTGTCTCTAAACATATACATCTGCATCAAAGCACCTTCGACAATAACATTGTCATAAGTGTCAGGGATGCGAGTTACATCACTATACGCAACCAAATCATTATGATTTTGGTAATACCTAAACTTAATTGTGTACGCTTGGTCGGGTGACGGCGTGATTGTGTAGCCATTACCAAAACCTTCTGCGACATATTCTGGCACACCGCGACCTGCGGTAGCATTATCATCTAGGTCTTTATAATTTTTATAATAAAAATCACGATCAATAAATTTTAATTGGGTAGCTGTCGTTCCTAAAGATGAGCTAGGCTGTAGCTGAAACGAATTAAAATCAGGTACCTTAAAATATTGAGGCCAAGAATAGTCTTCCTGACCTACTGCTAAAATCTGAGTGTGTTCTACCGCGTTAAACGGCCACTCATATTCAGCCTGATTGATCTTTGCAATTGAGTTTCTAATAGCGTCTTTAGCAGTCGCTTGAACACCGCGTACAGAAGGAAAATCGGCCTGAGCAATCTCGACCTCATTCAATCTGCGTAATAGCTGGTTTGTTAAATCAAGGAAAGTTGACACGTTTTTTTACTCTTCTAAATACAATAAAGGGAGTGCCCCCACTAAAGAGGCACCCCCAGATAGCTTACGCTACGTTGTAGTTTGCAGTGAACAGAGCTTCAGGACGAAGAATCTTACGTCCATAAAGTTGCATACCACGAACCTTGTCTGCGAAAGTGTTAGGATCACGGAAAGACTCAGTTTTTGCAATCTGCTGTGCAGTTGCTACCGCTGAATCGTGACCTGCGACGACCACACCAAAGTTAGTCTCAGAACCAGTGGAAAGCGTAGTACCAGCACCAGTACCTTCGTATGGAAGGTTGTTGGATTTGTACACACGGAAACCACGGACAAGACCATTGCTCATACGACCATTACGAAGAATGTCGCCAGCGTCCTGACCACCTGCGTAGTCATTGCTGATGAACTTAGAGTTCTCATCCATTAGGATTTCGTAGAAAACTGGGTCTGCTACGAACCAACGGCCTTCAGTGTCAACATTCGCCTGATCCATCAAACGTGCGATACGGTTAAGGATAGCAAGCGGAGAAGTAACACCACTTGAACCGCCACCAGCGGCTACAGGGATAGAAGTTACTTCAGATGCAACACCCAAGTCAGAACCACCAAAGTCGGTGATGTCTAGCTGGTTAGCGGCAAGCAATTCGTCCGCACCCGCAGTGCTATCGGCTTTAGTGCCGTTAGGTGCAGTACGACGTTGCCAACCACCTGAGCCGTCATCTTCCCAACCAGCAAGATAACCAAGAACCTCAGCGTCGAAAGTGTCACGCAATTTATATGCGGCACGATCAGTCGCTAGATCCATGAAGTTAACGTGCGAGTGAGCGGCTTCGATGTCATCGATTGCGAACTGGAAATAGTTCGCCTGATCAACGATCAGCGAGAAATCAGCATCTGTTAGATCCTGAGTCGCCAAAGTTGTACCGCGAGCATAAGAGTTCACGGTGATTTCTGGCTCTTTGATGATACGAACAGAGTCACCAAAGTTCGCGATTTCACCAAAGTAGTCAGTGTTAGTTACGTCTTCAACGACGGAACTTTTGCGGAAGGTTTTCTGTACCTTCTGCGAGTAGATTACTGGGCTAAAATTACCATTGTTAAGGTTAGTGTAGCCCGATGCTTTAGTAAAAGCCATGATTATTCTCCTTGTTGAGTAGGCTAAACAGTCCGATCTAAGTCGGATTTCGGGTTTAGTTGGTACTGAACAGAAAGATTATCTCGGCTAAGGGCTGTCACCCCTTGGGTAACTTTGCACACAGTTTTGATCGAAACTGTTAGCTAAGGGCCAAGTGTTTCAGGTATCTTAGTTGATATTCTTCTGAAGTTAATATTAAGAGGTAGGCGTTAATAAAACGCGGCTCTTGGCACTTAATAGGTAATAACTAATGTTAAAACCTATTATTAGCTGAGGTTAGTATACCACGAGTATTGTACCTTTACAAGTAGTATTAACGAGCTCCCCCAGATATGTCATATTCAAACGAACCATTTCGCATAGAGTCGAGAATAGCGTCCTCGTTAGCTTCGTATTCCCGTGGAGACATTTTCTCCACCTGACTCTCCGAAAATCTGGCACGTCCCGATACTGGAGCATTTGCACTGCTTGTACGTCCTACGGATCTAGCCGCATCTTTAGTACTTACAGGGCGTTTACGTTTAATTCCGTTGTCCGCTTTGTACAAATCAATTGCACGAGCGGCCGCTCTAGCATCTGTATTGTTTTTATAAAGAGCATCCTGCACATATTGAGGCTGTTGCATAACCCAATCGTGAAATTTGCTATCAGAACGAATCTGATCAAAATCCGGGTGGGCATCCCTCAATTCTTTTTCAGCTTTCTCTCGGTTTAATTTTACCTCAAGCTGTTTTACTTTATTGAGCTCTTTTTCACCAATTGCCAGTGCTTCTTGAACTCGCTTCTGTGCAATCGTGTCAATTATTTTAGCAACATCAGGATATTTCTGTGACCAAGCCGCTACTTCTTCTTCGGACTTGGGGAATCTGATTTGCTGTCTAGTTGCTTGAGCTAATTGCTCTTGCATCTTCTGTAGCTGGGCGTCTTTCTGTTGCATAGACTGTTGCATATGCCTACGAAGATCACCGTAGCGTTTTTTGAAAGTATCCTCTTCGCCACCTGACGAAGTTTCTACATTTTCTTCCTGTACGTTTTCTTGTACAGATTCTTCTTCTTTATACACGTCCTCACGGTACGCGCCTTGATATTTAGCCATATTTACTCCTATTGGGGGCCTCAAAGTAGCTCTCTAATGAGAGGGTTTGCGGGTAGCCCGTCCCACGCAAATTTTATATTTACTTCATTCGCATGACAGCAAAACGTACTGTCGGTTTGTAAGTAAATTGACCTTCTTTAGTCGGGTAAAAGTCTTCCTCTTCCTTAGACTCAACGTCATCAGGTTCCATAAATTCTTCAACAACTTCAGTTACAGTTGATTCAACGACATTGCCTTCGGGTGTTTCGTGCTCCTCTTGAAGCTCCCCTTCCCCTTCTTCGGCAACACTTTCCTCTGCCTGAACATCGGCGTCCTCAGCGTCTTCGCTACTGGATTTCTCTTCCTCAAGTTCTTCGGCATAATGGTAACCATAACCTTCACAGTGCTCACACTCAGCACCATCAATCTCACCTGTACCTTCACAGGTAGGACACTCTACAGTCTCCTGTGCTTCTTCATCTTCTATAGATTTAATCTGGCCTTCCATTTCCATAGACATTAGGCCCATTTTAGCTTCATCACGCAAAGCCATAAAAGTTTTTAAGCCGTGGTATCTAACCACATCGGCAGGAACTACATATTCACCTTCTGATAACACCGCTGGGATATCATCACGAACGTTAACCGCGTTGGAACCCGGAGGAATAGGATTTCCTGAAATAGGATCAATTCCTACCATCATTTCTGGTGCCATAAGACCTTCATCTCCACTGCAACCACATGGCATACCGCCGTGGTACATACCTAATTCAGGTTGTTCCAAAGGTGCTTCACCTGCTTTAACTTCGTCTAAAATCATTTGTGCTTCTTCCGCAGGGATTGGAAGCATTTCTCCGCCACCCAATGCTGGGTTAGCTGAGTGGATCATTTTATCGAATTCTATAGCTTCTTCTTCTGAGTCAAACGTCTCATAGACGCCCTCAGACATAGCACGATCAAACGCTTCTTTATCGCCTAACTCTTGCCCGTCCCAAATTCGTGGAATAACTACAACACCATCATCAGTCTCAAAAGACGCAGTAAAGACGGTTGATATTTTACCGTCACCGCGATCTAAGGCTTTGCCTTCCGCTAAGTTTTTAAGATGATGTTCTGTTATTTTATCCATTCGATTTTGCCCCTTCTATTGCTTGTTCACGCAATGTCTGGAACCTACGAAGCTCTGCAATTGCGCCTTGTATTTCAAGGATTTTGCTTTGTTCTTTTGTTGTCTCTAAATAACCCCGCATAACTTCTATGCGCTCGGCTACATAAGCCTGTAACACCGGGTATTTATCGGTGTCGTTTACTAGAGGAAGTATTTCTTTTGCCAATTTTTTTTGCATCAATTTTCTCTATACTTTTCACCACACCCATAGGAAAAACAGTCAATGTCCCTATCTCGGGGTAGGTGTCGGATATAGATAGCTTAGATTTAGTCTTCCTCACTACAAACCCGAGTGTAAAAAACTCTGCGGGCTCGTCTAAATTACTATCTACTATATCTCCGTTCCAGCCATTCCATGACGTAATGTCGATCCATCTCACGATGACTGGGTTATTCTTCATGTCTTTTTCGGCTTACGCTTCTTTCCCCAATTATTTTGCATATTAGCGTATGCTTTTGAACTTACAGTCGATTTGCTTTTAGGCCGAGATGTCCCAGCTTTTTTACGTTTATTTATGTTTTTTACTAACGACATAATTATATCATAGGGGGAGTTTGTTGGGGTGCGGCCTGTTGTGGCTGTTGACCACCATTATCTCCACCACCTTCTCCTGAGAATCCAGCGGCTCCGGGTTCTGGTGCGGCCCCGGGGGCAATGTTTCCACCTCCTGTACCTGTTGGATCTTGTGGATTAGGAACACCGCCCGCAGGGCCACCTTGACCTTGCGGTGGTTGAGGCATCAACGCCGCAATTTCAGCCATCATTTGAGCCTGAATCGCCGCTTCTCGTGGATCATTTAGAATTTTATCTTCGTCCAGATCCATTGATGCCGCCATTTCTCTCAAAATATAGTCATATTTGACGAACGGAGCCATTGCTGGGTTCGCAGTCAATTGCATAAACTGAAGCAATCGCTGGGAACGAATTTCGTTACGCATCAAGCTTTCTGTGCCGCGTGGGATAATTTCTAAGTTACCCTTCGCTACATCTTTGTCGAAAGCAAACTGCATATTAAATGCAAACAATGCTTGACCTAGTGGGGCTAACATATAGTCGTCCATGTTGCGAACAACCGCTTTAATATTTTGTGCGGCCGCGCCCATAAGCATGGACATACCCGATGCTGTTCTACCAACAGACATCACACCTGACATACCGTGTGAATATGACGGCATACCAGTAGCTTCATCACTAAGCTGACGCGCTTTATCGAACATCATCAGACATTCGTTTGTCACGTTCGGGAACTTAGTTCCGAAGATAGCTTGACCCGGTGCCCCTGCCTGACGCCTAAATATTTTTCCGGGGTAAACAGAAAGGTCTTGTCCGGGGACGAGATTAGTCTCGTCTATCTCAATCAACAGGTTAGATGATAGAGCCGCATTATCAACGGCCATACGCATAAACCCGTTCATTATCTCCTGCGTGTCTTCCATGTTTTCAGCTAAACCTACTCCAAAGAATGAGTATGGGTTAACTTCGTATGGAACCGCGTGGAATGGTATACGAGTAGGGGTAAACGGATTGATTACTAGTCGTAACAATTGACCATTACAAATCCAAGCATTTACCTGTATCTGATCACGATCAAAGTATTCTTCTGGAATATCTATATCTGCGGTTTCCGCAGTTTCTAAATCTAACATACCCCAATATTCTAGAACCTCAAAACGATTCACATCAGGGTTATTATCATTGTCTTCTAAAGCAGTTTCCCAGTATTCCGGCTGGTAGTTTGCTCCGTATTCAATAGCTAATTCAATTGACTCATCACGGAAATGAGGTCTGTTCTTTAAGGCACGAAGCTGGGTACGGCTCAACCGATGACGCTGAATAACATACTCAGCCTCGCTCATATTC